GGCTCGCCGTCCAGAGCGTATCGCGCTCACCGTAGACCCACGGCTCGGCCACCAGCTCGACCGTGTAGATGCCGACGAAGGCGCGGTCCCAGGCGTAATCGAACTCAGCGATCGGCGTCTCGTTGTGGAGCAGTCTCAGGACCGCGGGGCGGGTCGCGCCGCGCGGCGTGATGGTGAGCGTGTTCGTCGGCTTGGCAAGCTCGGCGCGCAGCTCGTTCTCGGCGCTGATGAGCTCGTCCTTGGTCGACGCCTCGAGCTTCACCTTGAACGACGGATGACGCAGCGCACTTGTGCGCAGTCTCACTTGCGTCTGCACGTCGGCATAGGGGTTGTCGGTCTCCTCGGCCGTGCGCGAGACATGGCCCCAGTCGGGCAGCGGCATGACCACGAGGTCTTCAAGGTCGCCCAGCTTGGCCTGCAGGTACTCAGCCATCAGGCGGCCCCCTTCATCAGCCGCGCCACGTCGCGGCCCATCTCGCGGCTGACCATGTCTGTTATCGCCCGCGAAGCGTCGCGGCTATTGCCGACGAACGTGTTGCCGGTCACGTTGACGACCACGGTCGGCACGGCCTTGCCCTTGTCGAGCGGCGTGACCAGCTCGGTCCCGTGCAGGAGCGCGAGATAGCCCGACCGCGGCCCGCTCGCGACGCCGCCCTCAGCGAAGCCCGCCAGCCTGTTGTACAGCGGCGCGCCCGGACCCCAGTACCACGGCGCCTTCGCTTGCGCCGCGTAGGTGCCGGCCTTGCCGATGCCGGCCTTCTTCATGTAGTAGTTGTACTTCGCCGAGCCGCGGCCGTACTTCTGCGCCAGCTTCTCCTCAAACGCCGCCTCCGTGCGCTTGCCGGCCTCGCCCTGCTGCCGCGCCTGCGACATGGCCGCGATCATCTCCTGCGCCGCCTCGCCGGCCTGCATCAGCTTGTTGGCCGTGAAGTCGATCGCGAAGCCGAGCCCGATCATGCTGGCGATGGTGCCGACGCTGCTTGAGCCGATCGTGGTGTTGAGGCGCGCGAACCGTCCCGATGTCGTGCGCGAGGCAGTGCCGACGTACTGCAGCGGCGGAGCGGCGCGCACCGAAGCCGTGCCGACGCGGCCCATGCCGGTGCTCGCGACCGCGGCCGTCGTGTTGAGGCGCGCCACGCTGCCGGTCGCCGCGACCGACGATGCGCGGCCCAGGGCTGCGACCTGTCCCGCTGATACGGTGGACGCACGCCCCAGATTAGCCACCTGGGCACTGCCGGCGCCAGCGCCGCCGCCCTTGAACAGTCCGATAGCGGTCTGCGCGCCACGCGCCACCTTGATAGCTGCGCCGGCTACCAGCAAAGCGCCAGCGATCTGCGGCACGTAAGGCATAATGGGTTTGATGTCCTTGAGAAGCTCGCCGAGTCTCTCGATCATTGGGGTAAGGGCGGGCTCGACATTCTCGGCGATAGCAAGCTGTAGGCCGAGCCATGCTAGATCGAGCTCACGTTGCGCGGCCATGGCATCGTCATAGTTCTTGAGCTGCTTGTCACCCCAGACGAGCCCCATCGACTCGATCTTCTTATTGAGGTCGTTGATCGTCTCTTCTGACTGACTCAGCCATCCGGTCAACGCGCCACCGCCGCGGCCGAACATCTTGAGCGTGATGGCCGTCTTGGCGGTCGCGTCGCCCATCTGCGAGATGGCGTCACGCACCTTGAACAGAATGTCATCGGCATTGAGCGTCCGCAGGTCGGACAGGCTGATGCCGAGGCGCTCGAATGAAGCGATGGCCGTCTTGTTGCCCATGCGCGCGGCGTCGATGTTGCGCGACAGGAACTTGATCCCGGTAGCGCCCGTCTCAGCGTCGACGCCGTAGCGTCGCCACTGAGCGGCGAGACGCGAGGCGCCGGCAGCCTGCATCCCGGTCATGCGCGTGATCGTCTTTACGCCCTTGCCGTAAGTCTCATAGGTCTTCACGGACTTGCCGACCACGGCGGCGAGCGCTGTCCCGGCGCCGAGAGCCATGTTCGCGCCCTTGTCGAGCCGTTTGCCCCAGCGGTCGGCGTCCTGGCCAGTGGCGCGCATCTCATCGCGCGTCTTCTTGAGCGCACTCACGGCGCCGGTGGCATCGCCACGCACGCGGACCAGAAGATCGTAGGCGTTAGCCATCAGGTCACCCTCGCTCCCAGCCTGCGAGCGAGCTCAAGGAACGCCTCTCGCCCGGTCTTGCGCTCAGGCTCACGACGCATCGTGTCGGGCATGAAGTCATCGAAGGTAACGGGCTTCGACTTCGCCCCGCGGTGCGCGTTGACGAGGATCGCTGCGAGCATAGCGGCCCGCACGTACTCGCCCCGCTCTCCGAACGGCTCCATGCGCTCATAGAGCATCCACTCCGTCAGCTCCTCACTCGTCGTCCGCCTGAGCAGTTCGCTTACCGTACATCCCAGTGCCAGAGCGAGCCGGTGGTAGAAGCGCCGCTCCGGCCGTTTCAGTTTCCCGCCAGCCGCTCCGCGTCGCTCGGGAGCAGGCCGGCCAGGCTGGCCCCGACATCGTAGAGCCGGTCCAGCACGCTCGCGCTCTTGCCGGACAGCAGTTCCACGTCGTCATCAGAGAACAGTCGTTTCCCGTCCGCATCGCACAGGATGCGGACCAGGAACTTGGCGTGGAAGTTGCGCGGGTCGACGCCGCTGGACGGGTCGGAGCGGTCTCGCAGGATAGAGCTCTCGAATGAGTCACGCTCCTCTCCCGTCATCGCCTTGAGCCGGACCGTGCAGCCCCACTCAGGCACATGCACGTCCTCATGCCGCAGATCGTCAGCGGCCAGGATGAGGTCGCGCGTGCCCTGCTTCTTGGCTGCCATCAGGAGCCGCTCCCGGTAACCGTCATGAGCACGTCTCCGGTGACGCGCAAAGTCACCTCGGCCGTGACCGCCGCATCGATGGGGAAGTCCATCGTCGGCTGCGTCTTGACCAGGGCCGCGAAGGCGAGCGTCATGGTCGGCGTGGTCGGGTCGTCCTTGATCTGGAAGTTGGTGGGCTCGTCGTCCTCGGCCGCGTCCCAGAGCGCCTTGTGGATGGCATTGCCGGGGATCCAGTTGATCGGGAACGTGCAGTCGCCGTAGTCCTTGAGCCCCATCAGGTACTCTTTGGCGGTCGAATCGTGCGAGGTCACGTCGATCTCTTCGCGCTCTCCTGACGGGCTCGTGATGTCGCCCACCTCGGGCACGAGCTGGAACGTCTCGGGCGTCGACCCGTTGCCCATGTAGAGGCTGAACGGATGGCTGCGGATTGCCTGAGTCTGGGTCATGTCGCTCTCCTTAGTCTGTGCTTGTGGTCCAGAACAGCGCGTCGATGATGACGCGGTGCAGGCTGGTCTCCGGGTCGGGCAGGTCGTTCTCACTCTCCACCGTGAAGCTGGCCGCGCGCACGGCGGTCTTGACCGCATCGGCCACCGCATGCGCGAGCGCATAGGCCGAGTCCTCGCCGTCAGGCTCGGCCCAGCAATCGATCTGGACCCGCGGACGCTCCCAGCCGGCCAGCCCGTCGTGTGACACCGGCGCGTCACCGAGCGAGACCTGCCGGTAGACGATGCAGGGGAACAGCGCCGCGATGGAGTTCGGCTCCGACTGCGGCAGGCGGCCGGGATAGATGCGTCCGTCGACCATCGACAGGAGCGCGGCGTCGGCGCACAGTGCGTCGTATGCCTGCTGTACGGCACTCACCACTTGCCCCCAGCGATCTCGCGGCGCACGATCTCGGACACCTGCGAGCGCGTCGCATCGGCGGCCGGCACCAGATAGGGCTGCGCGGGCGTGTTCACCGTGCCGAACTCGACATAAGCGCCGTAGTCGACGTGCGGCCCCACGTCGGCGCCCATCGGGATCGGGTCGACGCTGATCGAGCCACGCAGCGCCCCAGTGTCGACCGGCGCGCGCAGCTTGGCCTCGCGCTCGATGATGTGAGCCCCCTTGACGCAGGCCCTCCCAACGACCTTCGGATAGGCTGCGATCGTGCCGCTGATATCGGCCATTGCCTTGTCTGCGCCCAGTATCTTGAAGTCGAGTCCGCTCATGCCCCGACCTCGGAGAGCTCCAGCATCAGATACGCGGCCGTCTCGCGCGGCTCGCCCATGATGGCAAACTCGCGCGGACGCACGAGCGTCTTGCCGAACCGCTCCAGCACGCGGAAGCGGTCGCGCCGCGTCACGTCCGTGCCGAGCGGCAGGCGGGCGCGACCGACCATGACCGAGTAGGTCGGGTCGAGAGTGGCACGCTCCGTCGCGCTCAGGAAACTGAACATGCAGGGGATGCGCTCGCCGGCGACGTAGGACTCCACAGGAGCCCCGTAGGAGTCCTCTGTCGTCTCGCAGCGCATCACTTGGCCTATGTCCCTCATCTCGCTCTCATAGGCCCGCTGAGCGGCTGTGAGTGCGTCAGGACGCAGGCGCATCGCTCTCGTCCAGTCCCGGCGGCGGCGAGGTCGCGATGCGCACCGGCGAGGCGTGCGACCGTGCCCGCCAGCGCCGCGCTTCCGCCCTGGCGTGCTGGTATGCCTGCGAGCGCGCCAGTGATGCGCCGTCCACGTTGGCATCGACCTCCTCGATCAACCCGGCTGCCTTCTCATCCCACACGTCGGCAGCCGCGGCGGCGAAGTCGTAAGTGTCCGCCCACGTCTCATCGCCGGGGTCGCGTCCATCCGCGTCACGTAGCGGATGCGCCTCGATGTAGTCGGCCAGCGCGCGGTCATCGTAGGTGTCCGCGGTCGGCTCTGCAGTCATGCGCCGCAGACGCGCTATCTGCTCGTCAGTCGCGCTCATCGGCACCTCGGCACGGTCAAGCTCACGCCCGGCTGCGTGCCGGACGCTCGCGATGATTACGCCCTCAGTCTGACGTGGATGAGCGGCGTGGTCGTTACCGACTTGAGGTGCGACGCAGGACGGCGAGCGTGGCGACGATCTTGTCGATGCGCCAGCCGTAGGCATCGCAGAAGCTGTCGACGGCCTCAGCCACTCCAGGCGTGAACTGCATGCCGTAATCGTGCACGGCCATGACATCAGTGAACGGGGCGAAGCCCTCCAGGTCAGCGAGACATTCGTCCAGGTCATGGCCTCCGTCGACGAAGACCAGCGCGAGCGGGAGCATCCACGAACGCACCACCGCCTGCGAGTCGCCCTCGATGATGCAGACGTTGGTCGCGCCCGCAGCGGAAAGATTGCCGGCAAGACGGCTCGCGCTGGCCGGCATCTCCGGGATCGGTGACCAGAGGAAGGCGTCTATCGCGTAGATGGTCGACCGCGGCGCGGCCAGCGCCAGCGTGGCGGTCGATGCCCCATAGCACGAGCCGATTTCGAGTATCCGCTCACCGTCGGCATCAGCGGCGAGGCGCGCCAGCTCGGCCAGTTCATCCGGCTGTACGTAGGACGGGATGCCATGCACCGTGAAGCGCGCATCCTGGTTGAAGTCAAGACAGGCCATCGATGTCGCTCCCCAGTCTCCATAGCCCCAGATAGCCGGGGTTGAACGGCGCGTTCGGGTCGAGTTCGTCCTCGGGAAGCAGGAGCCAGGGCCACGGAAGGCAGAACGGCTCCGCTTGCAGGTTCATCCGCCGCCAGCCGCCGGTGGCGATGTCGACGTTGGGGAAGTGCCACGGGTAGGTCGTGGCCAGCAGCCAGCTCGCCCCACAGGCACGGAAGTTGTCGAGCGCGTTCTGCGCGTCGGTGAGCGTCAGGTGAAAGAGTACCGTCCGGCAGATGATGAGGTCACAGGGCGGCAGGATGTCGAGCGTGATGTCGAGGCAATCGAAGCGCCGCCCGTCGCCGGCGTGCTCGCGTTCCAGCGTGGCGACGAGTTCGGGCACGATGTCGACGCCGACGTACTCTACCTGAGCCTCGACGTGCTGCATCCAGTTGAGATCCCCGCAGCCTGCATCGAGCACGCTCTTGGCCCCGAGCACATCGAAGAGCCACGGCAGGCGTTCGCGCACCGACTGCGTGCGCCCCATCTCCGACCCTACGCCAGAGCGCGTCTCCGCGCTGGCCCAGTGGTTCTCGCGGTAGATGCGAGAGAACACGTCAGCCTTGTTCATGATGCTCCATCCACTCGCGACGTGCCGCGCCCGTACCAGTGGAAGACGGCCTCGGCCTGGTTTGCGTGCGGCGCGTTCCATCCCACCGGCAGGACCATCAGTCGCACCGGGTTGTTGTAGACAGCGCGCATGAGCGCGAGCTGCTCATCCCATTGTGCGAATCGCAGCCATTCGTCGGCCCACGCGGCGAAGACGCGGCGCATCGCCTCCCCCTGGCGCCAGAAGATCACGCCGCTATTCCAGTAGGGGAGCGCCAGCGTGCCCCACCTGTGCTCCGTCCAGCGCGCCTCACGACGGCTGTGATACCACCCGGCGCGCGGCTTGTTGTAGAGCTGACTGGCGAGCTGCGACGGATGCTCGGCGATGCACATGTCATAGCGGTCGAGCGCATCGAACGCATCGTCAAGCGGCCCGACCACTTTGCAGTCTGTGTCGAGATACAGCACCTTGTCGGCCTCGACGTACTCGTGCAGGAACGGTTTGACGCGCCCCGCCCTGAACTGGAAGTTGTGTCCGCCCGCCTCATCGAATGGCGAGTCTCCCTTCCACGCCTTCCACTCGCAGCCCGGCACCGGCTTGTCGCCCACGCAGACGAGCGGATACGGCGTCGACTCGGACAGCTTGGCGGCTTCGGCGCGCGCCTTCTCACCGAACGCCATGCAGACTATGGCGCGGCTCACTCGCGTACCTCGAGCGCGAACGACAGGTCGAGCAGCCACGTCTTCGCGTCCTGCGGCTTCAGGCCGGCACGCGCGAAGTAGGCGCGTTCGTCATACTTGAGCATGCGCGGCGCGGTGGCGGCCTTGTACGGATACGGCACATGCGCGGCCACGCAATCCCACCCGGCCAGGAGCGCACGGAAGGCAGGCTCGAGCGATCCGGTCAAGCGCACGCCAGGACCGAGGTGAGCGATGTACTCCGCCTCTCTGACGTCGAGCGCCGCCTCGCCGTGCCATAGGAGCACGTCGGCGATGGTCGCCTTGTCGACGGTCGCAACCGCGCAACCGGGCGGGAGCGGCTCGGGGCGCAGGGGCGGCAGCGCTTCGCCGGCGACAAGCTCGGGCAGGTGCGCGATGACGTGCGCGGCACGTTCGGCAGACTCGCCCATGTAGGGGAAGACGGACAGACTGTAATCCTCCCTGCGCTCGCGCATCTCCTTGGGCTCGTCTATAGCCGCGCGGATGGCATCGGCGAGCTCTTCCGGCTCATCGCAGGATGGGCCGATGTCGGAGCAGTCCCAGAAACGCAGACCGTGGTCGACGCCGCGCCGATACCAGGGTGCGTTCAGGACGACCACGGGTCCGGCCAGTGCAGCGAACTCATATAGCGTCGAGCTGGCATCGTTCACGTACACGTCGGCGCGACGGCAGACCTCGTCGAACGATTCGATATATTCGAGCCCGAGCTTGTCGGCCAGCTCGCGCGAGCGTCCTGCGATGCGCGGGTGACCGTGCATGACGAGATTGAACTGGCGCGCGATCTCGGGCAGCACGCCCTCGTAATGCGACATCGCAGAACGCGTCTCAGGCGCGACCAGACAGTCCCAGTGGAACGAGACGCAGACGACCGGCCCACTCTTGGCGCGCCTCGTCCGCTTAGCCTTGCTCATGCCGTCCAGCTTGGGACAGCCCACGACGTGCGAGCGTGCGTCGTGGAAGGTCCGCAGATTACGGCGCTGAGTCCAATCGTTGACCTCACAGAACAGCGAGACGAAACGCCGGTCATGCGAGCCGCCAGCGTAGGACGGATGCACGTTCGAGAAGCTGAACCCGGCGCCATGTTCGAACATGATGAGGTGACGCTGCGACTTGGTGCAGCGGCTCATATCGGCATAGGCGGACGTGACGATCGGCCCGTCGCCGGCGGCGAGTTCAGACAACGGTGCGGGTTTCACGCCGCGGCTACGTGCGTGCGACGCGAGCTCGTCAGGGACACAGAAGAGCCCCCGCTGGTCCAGTGCGGACCAGACGGGGGCGATGTGGTCGATGTAGTGCGCTCGCGTCGCGAAGAAGTCGACCGGCAGGCCCGCCGACTGGGGCGAGCCTGCCGGACTCCAGCGTGGCGGCCGTCGCACTTGGCGCGGCCTCGACTCAGCTACCGCTGCCGGACGAAGGCAGGAGCACGCCGATCGGGAAGTGGTCGGCGCCGGTCTTCGTCTCCAGCATGTTCGCCGGACGCGGAGAGGCCCAGCCGAGACGCATGACGGCGCGCAGCG